GAACTATGGCAAAAACTGGGCGATCTTTGCGATGTGTTTGCGCCCGATGAATGCAAAAACTACTACAAACACGCTGGTTATGGAAAACTATAGAGCCCAAAGCAAAAGTAAATACGCTCTAGTGCCGTTGTTTGAAGAGTTGAAAGTAGAATTGCAAAATCATTTTTCGGATAACGAAAACGAATTTGTAGTTCAAACTTATCAGGACACGAATTGGAGTTTGAGCAATTCATTTCAGAAGATTTCGGAGCGTGCCGGCTTGAAAACGATTGTTCGGCCATTTGATAACATGCGAATGAGTCGGGCGAACGAGGTTGTACGGCGTTGGGGAGAGACGAAGGAGTCTCTTTGGATTGGGCATACGGCGGACGTGATGGAGAAGCATTACCTGTGTCCGTTGGATGCGGATTTCGTGGCGGGATGAAACGACTTGATGTCGAAATTTTCGACATCAAGTTTTTAACAAAATTTCCCTTGACCGAACCTCTGATACTTGCTAACATTCCTGTTTCATGGGAAAATGGAGACGGAGATAGAGAGAAAAAGCAATATGACCTCGAAAAGCCCCCCCAACATTACGGTTTTTGACATAGCCGACTGGTTTTTGGCACAAGCAAAGGCGGAAGAAAAGCCTCTGAAGCCGATGAAACTGCAAAAACTGGTCTATTTCGCCTATGGCTGGTACTATGCCTACCATGGCAAAGCCCTTTTCCCGGAAACAATCTATGCATTTCGGCACGGCCCCGTTGTACAAGAACTGTTCGACCGGTTCAGGCATTTGAAGGGAAGCCCTATCACGGATGATGTTGAACCAAAAAACATTGACTCTACGATTGACTCTCTGTTGGGAAGCGTTTGGAAAGCGTATGAGCCGTACACTGATTTCCAGTTGAGCGATATGACTCATTCGCATCCTCCTTGGATTGATGCGTACAGTTCCGAAGAATGGTTTGCTGTTATGTCGCCCGAATCTATTTGCGTCCATTTCAAAAAATTGCTTGAAAAACAATCCAATGCCCGAAGTTGACCTATCGCCAATCATTGTTGCTGCGCAGGAAGAGTCAAAAAATGCACACGAAAATTTTCGTTCATATCTGCTTGCGCAGAATGAGCGTTTGCAAAGCGAAAATGACTTGTTGAAAAATCTCAAGGAGGAACTAAAAGTTGAAAACGGTCGTTTGGGCATGATGGTAAATTTGTATGAAATTGCAAATTGGTATTATATTTTTGGTACTGTTTTTTTTGCCGTTTCTGGCGTGTGTTCTGGTCATGTGTGGGACTGGTTCTTTTGGTTACTTTTCTGCGTCGGAGTATTATGCTTTTGCGTTGGCTTGCTTCCAAAGGTTGGCATTTTTCGCAATCGGCGATCAAGTAATTCGTGAGTCGCCATGCTTTCCTCTCAGATATACCAATCTGGTAAAATTCAGAGTAAGCAGTGAGAACAAAAAGGGAACTGCATCTTGAAATCTAGTTTCCATGCTATCTATTTGACAGGTTGTCCGAACGCCTTCTTTTTGATACACTTATTGAAATGACTATCGAAGAAGAAACTCTCAAAGAAGATGGGACTTTGGAACAGAAACGTGCCAACACCAATCCTCCGCGGATGGACTTCAAAGAAATCGAAAAATTTGGTGTAACAGAAACCTCTCCTGAAGACATGGCAATGTTAATGCAAGTGCCGCTAGAGCGTCTAAAACGGCAACTCGCCAATCCATGTTCTCGCACTTTTCGTAGTTATGAGAGAGGCCGAGCGTTGCGAAGACAGTCAATTAAAAGAAAAGCATATAAAGTTGCCATCGGATCGGAAGAAGGAAATGTGCCGCTTTTGATTCGTTTTCTTGAATTGGAAAAAGAACAGGAAGCAAAGACAAGCAAGCAGCCTGATCTTGCAGAAAAATTGATAAAAACATTGACCGATGTACAAAAGCAGGAAATCGTCAGCATGGCTTTGGGACATTCGTCCGACGTGAACGAGGAAATAATAAATGATGAATAATTTGTCTAATAATTTTGCCAATCAGATAAGCAATCATCTGCCGGATATATTACCGCTTTTAGTTCGAGAGCAAACGCAAAAATCGTTTTACTCGTTTTTTAAGACATTTTGGAATATATGTGTTCCTGACAACAAAGGATACTTTAACTGGCACATAAAATATCTTTGCAATGAGATGCAAAAACTTGCAGAACGTGTTTGCAATAATGAAGCGAGGTTGCATGATTTGATTATCAACGTCCCACCGGGATCAACGAAGTCTACTATTTGCTCGGTGATGTTTCCGGCTTGGATTTGGACGAGAATGCCTTCGGCGAGAGTAATTTGCGTTTCGCAGTCTAACGAATTGTCCGAAAGATTTTCAAAGGTTACACGGACGTTATTGAAATCGGAATTGTACCGTAGGTGTTTTCCTGAAGTAAAATTGGAACGAAAAGCGAGAGGACGTTTGTTTACAACAGAAGGCGGCGAGCGGCAGTGTTTTGGCTTGGGAAGTTTTGTAACAGGGCAACATGCTCATTTTATTATCATTGACGATCTGATCGATCCGACAATAGCGAGGAGTGATAAAGGCAGAACTACAGCGATTGACTGGATGAACTCTACTATATCAACACGCCGTATCGTTACGGATAAATTGCTCACGCCTACGATTTTGATTATGCAGCGATTACATCAAAACGATCCTTCCGGTTATTGGCTTACCAAGCATGAAAACGACGCTACTGTAAAACATATCTGTCTTCCTGCTGAAGAAAATTCCAAAGCGGAAATAAAACCGGCAGGCTTGAAAAAATACTATAAAGAAGGATTGTTAGACCCAATGCGGTTAGGCCGTACTTTTTTAGAAGAACAAAAAAAGCGATTGGGAGAATATCATTATGCTTGTCAGTATAATCAGTTACCGATGCCTGAGGAGTCTGGCTTTTTCGATGTCAGCAAGATACAGATTAAAATTGCTCCGTCGCAAGATTCTTTTGTGCAGTTGTGCCGCTTTTGGGATAAATCCGCTGTAGTCAGCAAAGGCGATTATACGGCAGGAGTCTTAATTGGCCGTACTAAAAATCAAGATTTTTGGGTGCTGGATGTTGTGCGTGGACGTTGGAATTCATTTGAACGTGAAGCAATCATTCGGCAAACAGCAGAATATGACGGTGAAAATGTGCTAGTAGGATTGGAAGGAGAACGTGGTTCAGGCGGTGTGGATTCTCGTAACATGACTATTCGCAATCTTGCCGGTTTTAGTGTAAAAATTATTCCGATTAAGGGAACAAAAGAACAGCGTGCCGATGCATTTTCTACTCAAGTCAATGCCGGTAATGTCTATTGCCGTCTTGCTCCATGGAATAAAAATTATTTAGATGAATTACAGCATTTTCCATTCGGCACACATGACGATCAAGTAGATGCAAGTGCTGGCGCATTTAAACTTGTATTGGAGCAAAAGAAGGCACAGATGATTTGTAGTGAATTTAGTTTTGTTTAGGAGAAGAATAATGAAAAATATGTATGAAACAATATTCCCACAATGGGAATATGTAGAAGACTGCTACAAAGGTGTTATTGCTATAAAATCACCGGAGAAACAGCATCTTTATTTGCCCAAATTTCCCGTAGAAGCAAGAGACCCGGCCAAAGAGTCACAATATCAGTTACGCTGCTGGGCTGCGGATTATGATAACATTTTCAAGTCGGCAATCATGTCTATGGTAGGAGTTATGGGCAAGATACCGGCTAAAGCAAGTTTTGGTAACGCACAAAAAGAAATAAAAGATATTGACATTTGGGGCAATGAATATGAAGACCGGCTAGTTGGTTTGAAAGCACGCCTTAATCACGCTCAAACATTGTTCGGGCGATATGGATTATGGTTAACTCCAGTAGTAGGAGAATTTAACCTAAATCCGCAATTTGTTATACGAGAATATAACTGTTATCAAATTGTAGATGGCGAAACATACAAATCACCGATTGATGGCAAAAAAAAATTACGCTGGATCAAACTGGACGAATCGCATCCTGTATTTGATTATAAAACTAAAAAATGGGAGCAGGGACGTAGATTTCGGATTTTGGGATTAGATAAAAACCATTGCTATTACAACGCAACTTTAGAAGGAAAAGATGTTGAAACACAATGGGAAAATTTTGATATTCTTAATCCCTCTGATTTTGTTTATCCTATTTTCAAAGGCCATACACTTCAATTCATTCCGTTTACCGTGTGTAACGTAGACCGGCTTGGAATAAATGCATGGCAAGAGCCGCCGTTCCTTGATATGGCATATTCTACTATTAACGCTTACAATGCTGATTCTCTTTATAAGCAAGCAATGGTTAATCATGCCACTCCGACGTTAGTAGTAATGAATGCCCCAGTGCCTAACAATGTCGTTTTGGGCGGCGTGATGAATCTTTTCAGCGACGAAGGAAACAATCAAGCCGATGTCCGCATGATGGAAACCAATGCTGGCGGACTTGCTGAACTCGGACGTTGTGCAAAATCGATCAAAGAAGAAGCCATGCGGCGGACTATTTTCGGCATGCTAGAATCGGTCGGTGCAAACACATCGGGTACTGCTATTACTCTACGCACAGCAGCGGGGACGGCAACTATCAGTGAAATAGACCGGGCCGGTGCGAGAGCAATAGAAGAACAACTATGCTTCGCCGCTGTTTGGTCGGGAATGTCATGGGAAGAAGCCGGAGAAAATATCGGTTATGAAGTTGATACTTCATACATGGCAAGTCAAGGAACTGTTCAAGAATTCGTTTCGCTCATGGGAGCAAACTTGAGCATGGGTGCACCATTTCTATCGAAGCAAAACCTGTATGGCATTTTACACAAATTATATCCCAGCACGCTGACCGAATGGGAAATAAATGAATTGCAAAAAGAGGACGAAGGTTTTAGTAGTAGTTCGTAGCAAACAATGGAAATATCCTAATTTTGTTCTTGATTTTGCTCTTGTCCAATATGTGAAAAGAAGAAATATGTCGGCTAGTTTTAACACAAAAGATATAGGCACGGTATAATCCATGCAGAATGATTAGTATAGAAACAGGTTTTAGGAATCCTTATATTGAGGTACAGGGTATTGCTAATACTGTTGCCGAAATGCTATCCAAAATTGTTGGCGAGCAAGACCCGGTAATGTTAGCAATGCTCCAGAAAGAAATTCGCATTATTCGGGAATGGATCATTAGGGGCAGGCATCCGAAAAAGATTATAGACAGATTACAAGCACTATTTCTTAAAATCACTGAACATCAATATAGTGGCGTTGAAAATGCGGCGGAAAAACTTCACAAACAAGCAGCGGAATTAGCCAAAGTAGTCGCCCCGTTTGAAGCCAAGCAACTGGAAACGTTTCTAAAAGAGCGTAACCTTCGGCGTGGTCGCATAAAATACAAATTGTCTGACGAGCAAATTCGAGATATGCTCACTTACAAACCTTTTGTAGATGGCAAGACTATCTGGCAATGGTTTGACAAGTTAAAATTCGATAATGCAAGCACGATTTTTAATGCTGTGCAAAAGGGTGTTGTTGATGGAATGACGCTCAATTCGATTATGCAAGTCATTCAAGGCAGGCAAACTCCATACGGTTGGGAACCAGGTATTTTAGATCGTAACCGACGTAGTGCGGAGACACTTGCCCGGACGACGATCAATGCTGTTGCCAATCAGAGCCGTTTGGAAATGTATCAATCTAATGCTGACGTGCTAGATGGTGTGCAATGGCGGGCAGCACTGGATCATCGAACATGCATAATATGCGGTGCGTATGACGGCAAGATATGGCCGCCGGATAAAATGTATGAAGTTAAAGTACCGCCCGCTCACCCGAATTGCCGGTGCAGGCTTGTGCCTTATATCGACATCGGCGAAGGAGTAGGCCGACCGGCTGAAGCCGAGAATTTTGACCAGATGGCAAAGGAAAAGTACGAAGCGAAGTACAAAGGCAAAAAGTATGATGATTTGTCATACGACTATCGTCGCAAATTGCGCTATGATGCCATCAAGGAATATCAGAAAAATGGCGGCGAACCGTACAAGCGGATGGAAAGTAGCACAACATTTGCGGACTACTTGAAAGGGCAATCGGATGAGTTTCAACAGGAATGGCTAGGGCCGGGCCGGTATAAACTATACAAAGACGGCAAGTTGCCGCTGGAGTATATGGTCAAGCCCGATAACGGCTTTAAGCGGACGATAGAAGATTTGAAAAATTTGAAAAGGGAGTTTGGGGAAGAGGATATTTTGCCAGTATTGCCAGTGTTGGAAGTGAAGTCTGTTGCTCCCGCTTCGCAGGACACGATCGTTAATTACGAATGGGAAAAGAATCCTCTTGTCCAGCAGGAATTGACGAAGAACAAGGCACTCAACGAATCCTATGATCTACAGTTGCAAGCATTGGAAGCAAGAGCAGTAGCAGCAAGAGAGGAAATGAAAACAAAGTTTCCCTATATGGTCGAAAGAACGGGAGCGATTAAGGATTGGACTAATGCCAAACGTGAAGACAAGGATAAAGTTGAGGCGATTTTGTCAAAAATGTACGACATAGACCGAGATAAACGTAGATTAGAAAAATCTATTTTGTCTGATGTTGATATAAAGCGTCAGAACGAGGCGATAATTCAAGCACTATTCCCAAAACTTGCGAATACTAATTTGAGCGATACCGAAAAACGCATTATGGACAAATTCACAATGCTCACCACCGTAGAGCAGAAAGATGCTTTGGACAAAATGCTACGATTGAGCAAGACTTTCGGTGTAGACTTGGATCAATTTGCAAAAAATGTTCACGTGAATAAGGCACGCGCAAATCAAGATAGTGGTTTTGTTGGCACAAAGGAAAATATAGATGGCACTCGAAAACTTGTAAGTGTTAATTTTCAAAACGGTGTATCGCCTAACATTATATCTCATGAATTTGGACATATTATTGAAATCGTTGCCCATCCTGAAATACACGAACAATATAAAGATTTGACCAAAGGCAAAGCCAACAAAAAAATCACTAAATTTTCAGGACTCAAACATGCTTCTCATAACGATCAAGGCTCTTGTAAAGACTTACCTTTTTCATACCCGCAGAGCAGTGTTGCGGCACAATATCTTGCGAAAACATACAATACCGGTGAAACAGAATTGATGAGTGGCTTTTTTGAACATTTATTCACTGATGCAAGATCACTATTAACAAAGCACCCTGATTATGTTAGAATGATATTAGCCGTGCTGGAGGAATGACATGGGGCTGCCTTACGAAGACGAATTACGGGAAAAGATCGAAGAGGAGGAGGCACTTTGGCGTTCTGATGAGACGCTGTTAGATGTTCTCCCATTTGGTGTTCGCGCGTATCATGTGGTTTTTAAGGGGAAAAAACATACCATTACAGGTGGTTGGTTTATTCGGGACATTGAACCTTTTAGCCAGGAATTGTGCGATTTACTTTTTCAGGCACGGGATAGTATTCAACCTGTTCCGCCATGTGGTATCAGCATCGGCCAAATGATAGAAGAGGCGGCTGTGTTGGTAAATGGTAAATTTGGACTTCATTATTTCCCGAAGTCGGATACGGTTTTGTACTATGATCCAGACTTTCATGTAGAAGAAAACGACGCTGACTAGTGTCGGCGGAAGGAGAATGAAAGATGAGTGAAGAACACGTAAGTGATTTTAGAACACGGACACGGCGAGGATTAGATGTTGAACTATTGCGGTTCTTGAAAGAACGCAATGCGACATACGGACAGGCTAGAAACGCATTACGCATTGCGTTAAGCCAATTAACGGACTGGTCTAGTGCGGAGTTATGGCATTTGCCGATGCCTGATGGAATCAACGAAGACTTTAATCCTGACCAGGTTGTATTGGCGACCACGTCCATGAACCCTGCTGCGGACAACCGATGATTCCTTCAACATGTTCCTGTTTGTGGTATCGGGCGACGTGAAAATAGGCGTATCTGTAGGCAGCAATGACATTAGATATAATTGCATCGAGTTCGCAGTTTTCGTCGTTTTCGGGAGTTAATCCTTTGCTAGCGGCAACAACAGAAACAGCACAGGCGATATTGTGGGCAACTAACTTTTTTTCGTCTAGTTCGTAATTTTGATTCATGTCCGTTCTATCGGTATGCTGGTACAATAGACTTGAGACAAAAGGTTGAATTTTACGGGAGAAGTTATAAGCGATGTTACCTAGTGTCGGCGAAAGGAGAAACAAATGGAAAGACAGAAAGGAAAAATAGTTATAATATCCTATGAAGATGAGGGGCGTCTCCTTATCAAATCGGACTTGATTACAGCCGTGAAAGGCAACGATGAATATACAACAATCTATTTTCACGGGAACAGTGTTACAATAAAAATTCCGTTAGATGAAGCATTGAACTCGTTGGGCATAAACGTTGAGCAGGAATAAGCGAGTTAATAAATATAATTGCTACAAATGACTTGAGCATTGGCTAGTTGGTATAATGGACTTGAGACAAAAGGTTGGATTTAGCGTCGGCGGAAGGAGAAACAATGACTATCTATTTGGACAAAGAGCGAGCGAGTAGTGAGGCTAATGCCTATGTTGCCAGAGTGTTGGCGGAATCGTCGTTTTGGATGGCGGCGTGTGCTTTGGCATTGTCCACTGCCATCGTTGTTGTAGTGGTGGTTTATCTGGCAATGTATCAGACTAATCACTGCGAAAAGAATGACAATGCCGACAATATCAAAGCAAGAAGTGCGATGACGATTCCCCAGTTAGAACGGTATAATGCTTTTTCTGCTAATACTGTTTGCTTTTTGGATTCCGTGACATCTTCTTCTTGCAGAAACTTCTCTGTTATTTTGAGAGATTCCATGCCGGGCAAATTTTCCCATCGTTTATCACTGGTCATGCATAACAATAATGAATTTGATAAAATAGCACAAGAGCATTTTTTTGGCAGCGAGGGATAAATTAAATGAATACACCATTGGACGAAAATGAACGCTTGCAGTGGAATATCGAAAAGACTATTCACACATTTTTCACAGCAATGCTAGGAGGCGTAGTTGGCACACTTATCGTAATAATATGGTTACTAAAGAGCCAGTTATGATTCCGATAGCAGTGCCGATGGAAAATACTATGATTTCCCGAATGGTTGTTACGATAGAACCGATAATGATTTTTTTCGGCATATCAATTTTTTCTAGCCCTTTGTATGTGACAGTCCCTTGATATAGAGGAATGTTTATTGGTTGTGGTGTTATGTCTCCACATTCCCAAAGGTAGTAAACGGCTTCAAATAAATCCTGCTCGGCTTGCCGTTTTGCCCTTTCATTAACAGGTTTTGGATTGACAAAGGAGCCGTCGATAGTAGAATTTGGATGTTTAGCAAAATGCCGTAAAAGCCGAGTCGGAAGATTTTTTATTGCTGTCATGTTAATAGTTTAGAAAAATTAGTAAATTATTTCAATAATAAATAAGGAAGCGCATTATGAATAAAGAAGAATTGCCAAAATTGATTACCGTCAAGGAAGCGGCGGAGTACTTATCTGTTACGCCTCAAACTGTCCGCAATCTAGCAAAAGATAATTTAATAGACTACATCCTTGTCGGCAATGAATATCGTATTGTACGAGACACGTTGTTCGATTCTCTCCAAAAAGCCTACCTATCTTCGGAAAAATCTTAAGAAAATAAAAAATTCGTTTTGCTAAAACATACTAAAACATAGCAAACAACACTAAAACGAACTTGTCCGGCATATTGACAGTTTGACAGACTGTTTATTCTTTGTATCCTTTTACTCATCTAGCCGGAGCGGACTCTTTTTATAAACGGTATTTAAAGATTCTTAACCTAATCGCAAGAGGGCGAGCGTAACAAGCAGGTGGTGCTATGTATAAGACTTTTAAAACGGTAGAAGATTTGGTGGATTGGATTCGAGATAATGAGAATATCGAAACTTTAGACACCGGCGAAGTAACACTCAAAGATTGGATCGAACTTGGAAATTCGGCAGAGAAGTACAAGAAAGATTATGGTTTTGCAACGAAAGATAAACTTTCATTGCGAAAAAAATTAGAAGAGGCAGAAAAACGCAATGCCGAGGTAAGCGAACAATTTGATTTGGTCAACAATGAGTTGATCAGTTTAAAAGAATCGCAGAGCGGTGATGCTCAAAAAGCCCTTCAAGAGATGAGTAGAAAATTGTCGGAAAAAACAGTGGAGTGTAATCAATATCAGACTCAATTTAAAGAGTATGAAAAAAAACAAAGTCGAATACCGGAATTGGAAAAACAAATTGCGGATTATCAGTCTGCACAAAACAGATTGACGATTTTAGAGGCAGTGAAAAAGGCAGCGGTGAAATGCAAAGTGCCGCAGCACATTATTGACGATTCTGATTTTGCCCGAATAGTAGTAGATGATTTTATCATTGATGAAACTGGTAATATCTTTACAAAAGGGGAGAATCAGCAGACAGTGGATAATTACGTCATTGCTAAACAGAAGGAAAAGCCGCATTGGTCAGCAGTTACAGTGGCTGTTGGCGGAGAGCCGATTAGGGCAATTAGTGAAGGCGGTTCTATGTTAGACGATCATGCCGCACTTGTTGCTGTTTTGTAATTTAACTAAAGGAGAAAAAAATATGGAAGAGTTTAAAAATTCTTTTTATAAGGTTGCTACGCATATTGCAAATTCGAGTGTAAAGACTGCAAAATCGCAGATGGTGATGATTGACAATTATACACAGGATGCACCGATATTACGCAATTTGCCGTTTCAACGGTCGTCGCATAATTATCATCATGCTTATGGTGACGTTTTAGATGTGCAAGGTATGCAGATTGTTGATTTTGATGCGCCGTTGCCGATGATGCATGTAGGTTCGCAATACAAAAGCATCAATTTAACACCGTTCGGCGGTGCTATAGAGTTTGGAGAAGATATGATGCTTCAAACATACGGCACTCCAGAGGCGTATTTAGGAGCGAAAATTCCTGCCTTGCTTCGAGAGTCGGGTGCAAGGTTGGAAACAAGTTTGTATATCAATAATTTTATTCCGATGGCTGTTAAAAATAATACGGCATTATCGGCTATTGAAAATCCGGTGTCGGGCAATAAGTATGAAACGATGGTTGCGATCACTTGGACGCCGGATGAAATGACCGGCTTATATTCGCCTTTGCCTTATGGTGCAGGTGAGCATTTTGGTCAATTATTTAAACCAGAATGGGCTAATGGTAAACAGCGTCATTTATTGCGCAACGGTGCATATGGTTATGCAGCAACGGTAAAAATGCTAATAGGTATTTTGCTTGCAAACAAACGTAAAATATCGGCACTTGTTAACATCGAAGGAACTCCGACTGCAAAACAGTTAGCCAATCTTGTTACATCGGCACAAGGCAATGGCAACACTCGGATTTATTGTTCTTCAGGATTACGAACATCGATTGCGGCTGCTTATGCTAGAACGATGGATGGAAGTGGACTTGTTTCTGTGTCAGGTGTCGGAGAAGTGTCAATTTTGGGTATTCCTATTGTTACCTCTCATAATATTCCATCACACATTGGAGCGATAGAAGGACAGCCATTTAGCAAGCCGTCGTAATGGATGCTGATTTGTTGTATTTTTTCAGTCAGAACCCTCAAACATATAAAGGAGATTTTTTATGCCTATTAACAAAACTTTGAATGGTCATGTTGGTCAGCCTGCAAGATTTGGCGGAGATTATTTATTTCGAAATGAATCCTTGCCGGACAACATGACGGTTTATAGCGGAGAGCATACGCTTAACAATACACTAGGCCGCTTGAAATTAAGTGGAGAAATTGATACTAACCTGCCGCTGGTCGCAGGAAATATTTTAAGTATTGTTTTGCAATATCAAGAATCGGATGAATGGAAAGATTTTGCTACACTGGTATCGCTATCGGGAGCAAGCACTTTGCCAGCCGGAACGGTTTTTGAATATATCCCGCCTCCGAGCGACACAAAACGTATTTATCGTTTAAGTATAACGACAAATTTTAATGCTTCTGATGTCAATTTAACATCGGCGATTGATATTTTACCTCTAGCATAACGAAAGGAGAAAAAGATGAGTGAATTTTTTAGATTATGCCCAAAATGTTACGATAGTTTTTTTGATCCTGACAAGTATCAAAAGCATGTTAGCATATGTGGCACGCCTCAAGCAAGCGAAAAGTCGCCTAGAGGAAGAAAGCCTGGTAACAAAAATATGTTAATGTCGGAGTCCATATCAAATGAGACTGTAGAGTCCGTTGAAAAAACCGGAATATCTACTGAAAACGACGAGGCTGAATCTTCTGAAAAGACGAGTGAGATTGCAAAGACAAGGAAATTTAACCAAAGATAAGCAACTATGCAATCATTTGTATCGTTAGAATGGGCGGTTGATTATTTTGCAATGTCCCGCCCAAAGGCAAAAGAGTGGGACATTTTTGACGATGCCGATCGATTACGTTACCTTAACTGGGCTACAATGTTAATCAAATCGGCTTTTGTTTTTGATTCTGATATAGAAGTTGAAAATGATGATCGGATAAAAATTGCGGTATGCGAGCAGGCTTTGTATTTAATGCGACGCCCTGATGAATATCCTGAAGCCTTAACTAAAGGCATTGCGAGTGCGTCGGCTGGTCCAGTATCAGCAACATTTTCAAAAGATTTCATTGCCCCTTTGATCTGCGAAGAGGCAAAACTATCAGTGGCTGAAATTGGCACTTTTATTAGCAAATTTGGTGTTGTTAAAACTATGCTATTAGGCGGGCCGTTTAGTGAAGATTAGTTTAATTCAAGGAGAACAAAAATGATAGGCGACATTATATTACAAAGACGTTCCGGCTTCGTCGGCAAGATTATATCAATCTTTACACGAAGCGATTGGGTACACGTCGGAATCGAAATAGAAGACTCACACGTCGTTCACGTTGACTTTTGGGGCAGGCATGTCGAACCGCTGTCTAATTGGAAAGAGTCTATTGCGTGCGGCCGTATTATCAGGTTGACGCCGGTTACACCGCTAGAGCGAATTCACTTTTGCTTTGGACTCTAT